TATTAGTGACAAGGTAAGGGTCATTCGGAGAAATTATTAGGCTGTTAGCCAAGATTGTGGCAGGTGGAAAAGCAAAGGTCTGCCATCTAGTGTTATCTACTAAAGCTGTGGCCAAAGTAGTGCGAAGAGTAGTTATTGCTACTGTCACCCGACCATGCTCCTAGGATCTAAAGCGTGTGCGATTAAACCTCTAACCCGTGCAAGCAAAGTGTTGCCCATCTTGTACGGAGAGGGCTGGAAGTCTGGAGACACACCACCAGAAGAGGTTGTCTGTCGTGCCTGCCAGATGTCTACAGCGATCATTAAAGCGGCTTGCTGGATAGCCATGTCAGCCGTCCAGTCTGTTGATGCAGCTATTGTAACTACGCCATAAGGCTTAACTGCATGCTTAGGCTCTGCTGCTGGAGTTCCAGTAATAGCATAAGAGATTGAATAATCGCCCACGGCTGTAATTGTTTTTGAGCCATTAAGATGTGATTTATTATTGCTTACAACAACTGTTTGTCCTACATAGTATATGTCTGTGACAAGCTCATTAAAATATAAAGTGCCGACTGTAGTGGTGTTTTCATGTGCAACATTAAAATTAGTGTCTGCCCATAGCATTGGAAGTAGGACTGCATCACTAGCATCACATGCTTCTTGCAGGGTGGCATCTGGATACAAAGTACCGACTCCGAGAGTGCTACGAAGTTCTGCAACTGTTGTAAGTGACATTCCCATTCCTTTCTAAAGACTCGGAGGGGCAAGGGCTATGCCCCTCCGAGCGACTTAGTTTCTAACTGATTAGGTTAGGTTGAAGCGGCGTACACCTGCGCCGACCTTTGTGGCGATTGCGTAGTAGCCATAAACAGCAACCTGTAGGCGACCGTTAGCAAGTGCTTGCACCTGGATTTGAGTCTGTGGAGACTCGTAAAATGTAACAGCTTCTGGTACAACCAAGAATGCTGAATCATCGATAAGTGTTGAAACTGACATGTGTGGATCTACGAATAGATTTTGTCCCATGACTGTTCCTGAAAGTGAACCAGTTGAAACTCCACCAGGAGAGTTTTGTGGCTGTGAGGCAACGAACAATGGACGTTGTGAGCCATCTTCTGCTGCGATGAGTTGCTCCCACCATGCTGTATTAACAATGAGGTTCTTAGCAAACTTACCAGCTGCAAGATATGCTGCTGGAGTTTCTTTAGCAACGAATGCCTTAAATCCTGCAACTGTTGCTGCTTGTGTTGATGCTTGAGTACCACCAGCAATAAGAGCTGCTGTTACTGCCTGATCAGTTGCCTTAGCATATGCGTACTGAAGTTCAGTAATAAGTTCTTGATAAAAGCTCGGTCCTGATCGGTCCAGAATTTCCCAGGAAATATTTTGTAATCCGGCTGCTTTTTTTACGGTTGGCGTAATGTACCCGCTGGCCATTTCAGTACCAGCAAGTGCTTCGCCTTCTGTTGAATCAGAATCGATTGTTGGTGCTGTTGTTAGCTTAGGAATTGTGAAAGACATTCCTGTTGCTGGCAATACACCCTTTGAGATTGCATCTACGGCTGGACGGCCATCGATTGAAGTTGTGATGAACTCGTTTAGGTGTGGTGCAAGAGTTAGACCAGTGTTTGTTGATGTGTCATTGATAGCAAGAATAGTCTGACGAGCTTGGTCGTCTCCCATTGCTGCCTTGATAGATGCTTCAAGGTACTCACCAGAAGTGAGAGGCTTGATGCGAGGTGTTGCGTAAGTTGCTGATACCACAGTTGGACGAGCGGCTTCAACAGCTGCTGCCTCAACTTCTGGTGCTGCAACTGTCTCTGGAGTATTCTCCACAGTTGGCTCGCTTTCTGTTTGTTGGATGTTTTCTGCTGGAGTTTCTTCAGCAGCGATATCAGTAATCAAGGCAGACTTAAAGGCTGGCTCAGTTACTAAAGATACTTCGAACAGTTTTGCTGAGGACACGTGCATAACCCCAGCTTTGTTCTTAGATGTTATTACTTCAACGCCAACTGACAGTCCGGCTGTCAATCCTTCTGATGCAGTGATAAGAGCATCTGATCCGCGTGAAGAATTAGAAATCTTGAAAGAGGCATAAATACCTTCGCCATCTACTTCGTTGAAGTATTGAGCCTTGCCTAAAGGCTCTTTGACGTTGTGTTGATTAAGTAACTTGATAGATCCAGGAGTGTCGGGAAGTTGTATTGAACCCTTCTCGAATACTACTGGGCCGGCAGAAGTGTTGCCGATTTCGCCTGTACCCATTGGTACAATTTTGCCAGAGATAACTCTAGTGGCTGTATCTGCTGTTAGTTCTGCTGAGAATGTTAGGATTTTTTCCATTACATACCATTGCTTCCGTTAGGTGTTAAGTCAGTCATCTCCATAGCCTGAGTTACGTCGATGAGTCCTAGTGCTAGTAGTTTTTCAATTACCAGTAATTCATCCATTGGATTAGCTCTAAGGAATGAATCATCTAAGTCGAATCGAACCTCTTGGCCATTGGCAGTTATGTCGTTCATAGTTAAACGATTTTCAATAGCGGAGATGAAAGGCTGTAAAGATAAAGATACGAATTGTTTGCGTGCATCGAGAAGATTGGAATAAGTCATAGAGTTGTTAGCATCTGCCGATAGCATATAAGCATCGATATTGCAAAGACGTGCTATCTGTGTCGAATAGTCTTGCTTTGCTTCGATATACATCATGTCTTTTGGTGAGAATGATGCTGGGTTATATTCAAGAGTAGAAGTCAGATATGCGGTAGAGCGATTAGTACGTGCAGACTTCCATGCAGAAAGTAATCCCTGAACTTCTTTAGGATCTAAATCTGCACCAGTGTTCTTGATATAACCTGTTGCCATTGGAGTTGCTGCTGCAACTTGTGAAGCCTTTTCTAAATCAAGTGCAGCTGAAATAACTCGCGCACCAGTACTTAAGATTCCATCTGTCAGTCCCTGGAATGTAACCATGTCTGACATTGATACAGGATTACCATCAATTAAGTAACCTTCAATGGCTTGCATATTTCTTGCATATTGTGGAGTAACTCGATGATTAGCAATCCACTCGAAAGTTGCAGGACGGCCATCTTCTTGATAACGAGAAGTAATGAGCCAATAAGCAGAACCAAAGAATAATAAATTATCTACAGTGTAAGCAATCGTCACAGAACGCGGTTGATTATTAGCTGGCTGGTCTAACCAAGTCGGTCTAGTTGTAATACTCTCACCAGTGGACTTGCGATATAACTCCAACGGCATTGATGCAATCGTGTTAGCAATAAGATTGCGACATCGACTTACAGAAGGTACTTGAAGAGCAGAAGCTCTATCTATTGGAGTTGCATAGCTGTAAATATATGGATCCGAGATATTTTGAGGGGCATACTGCGCTAGGACAGACGGCTTAGTTGTTTTAGACTCTGCACGCGAAAATATACCCATAGACATATACTATAGCATTTGTCAAGAATATACACAATATGCTAGGGAGTGTCTAAATCACAATCTGAGGCTTAGGTGCAGGCAGCATTAACTTGCTTACTACCATGGCTAGGCCAATAGGAGCAGAGATGTCTCCAGCAGACTTGCGCTTGATAATTCTCCAGGCGCTGTCGTTTGTCTTAGCTGCGGTATTCGTAAATTGTTCTAAAAGTTCTTTCTGTCCATTGTGTACTACTCGAAGATTAGTCATGCCTTCAAGGAGATCACCACAGGCTTTATAGAATTGCTGGCCTGAGACATCCTCTACCATAACTCCACTTTGAGCCAATCTATCGGCAATAGTTTGAGTGGCATATTTATCAAAGCAGACAATTTTTGGACGATAAATATCGCACCACGATTTTATGCTTGCAGCCATCTTCAGCTCATCTATTGCTACTTGAGAGCTAAAGGTTTCGAGAATACCAATACCTATTCGCCCATCTGGCAATAATTGACCAGCGACTAATGAGCCATGCCGCCTTGAAACGCTAATGTCAAATCCAAATACTGTGTAAGCCCCTACAGGCATTTCAAGCGTTGAATCTGAACTATCCTCAAGAACCTGAGTACTGAAGGGGCAGGAAAGAGAGCTTATCCATTGACAAAGTTGCTCTGTTCGTGCTGCCTCCATTGTGCTAGATCCAATAGTCTCCTCAATAGCTGACTCAGTTATCAAATACCCAAGGCTAGGGTTTGCCATAGCCCATGCTTTACGATCCCATATATCACAGAAATCGGGTGCGCTGTATTCGTAAAAGCCTAAACTCTTAGGAGGTTTATTTAAGCAAGCATCGTGAAGATCGTTAAGGACTTTGCTAAAGGCATCTCCCGCATTTGATGTAAATAGACGCTGTGAGTTAAAACGGGCTAGAGTCACCGATTTTGCAGCGTCCATTGCGGGTTCACTTACTTCTCTTAACTCATCAATCCAGAGAAAATCACATGTCCTACCACGCGCTCCATCCGATGTTGCAGCAGCTACTTCTAGTTGAGCGCCAGAGGCAAGAATGATTCTTTCATCGCCGTTAGTCCTGCGAATGCCTTTTTTAATGTCTCCATCTTTGAGTTGAACCCTTAAAAACTCATTACGCTCAATAATATCTGCCATGATGTTAAAAGACTTCATTGCCATAGA